AATGATCTTATCGGGCATGCCCTCCATAGCATCTATTGATCTAGCCTCACGCAGGCGTAGCTCGTAAAGCTGTTGCATGCCTTGTGCAACACTGGTGCTGCCGGTAATTGCATACGCTGTTTCTGATGCAAGTTTGTGTGCAATGGAGCTAGATAGCAGCGAGTCAAACAACTCTGTGTCCTCTACCCTGGCGATATACACAATCTGGCATGTGTCTTCGTCGCTAAGTATCTTGCGTCCCTCAACCTTGAACATGACCTGTGTGTCGTAGGCAGCTATATCGCTGTCCACGTTGCTGTTGAAGAAAGACAAAACACGCAGACAGAACGGGTCTGTCGGCAAAGTAAACTGGCTGGTAAATCCAAAGGCTGGTGCAGCGGAGTCTTTGGCAAGCGTTGCACGGGTAATGGCTACGTTCCAAGGGTGTGCGCGGAGAACAGAGTCACGCACGGTTTCAAACCGGCGGTTACACAGTCTGGCTTCTTTGGAGTTTTCTGTCAGGGCGGTGATAGTTGCAGCGCCTAACAGGTCCATCGCCTCGTTACAAATGTCGACCACGGAAGGCATAGCAGTGTCACCCCTTTGCAAGTAAGAGGGGGCGATGCCGCCCCCCCTTCTATTTAGTTCACGACATACTCAATCACGAATGAAAGGTCGCCTGCGGTGTCACCCGCTGCATCAAACAGCAGACCGATAAACAGGTATCCACCTGGGTCTGAGGTTTGACCCGCATCCTCCCATACTCGCTGACCAAGCAGGTTGATGTTACGCGCTTCAAACGTGACATCTGTGCCAACACCACCTACCGCAGCGCGGAGGTCTGTGATTGCAGATGCGTAGGCATCATCATCAAGCGCGGTGAAAGTGCCATCGCTCTCTGAGTAAATGCCAACATCACAGGTGTTGGTTGTGCCAGAATCGAGATCATCATTGAAAAGTTTGATGCTTACGATTGCAGCGTTTGAAGGAATAGGAGCAAGCATCACTGTGTCGGTGGCAGAAAGATCGCCAGCGGCCAGTGCGATTGTCCCCATTGCAACACGCTTTGTGCCGTGCAAAGTCCTTGCAGGAGATGCCACTTGCGGCAGCGCCAGAAGGTTGGATACGAGAGTCGTATTTACATTAGCCATAACCTACTCCTCTCTTAGTCTGGGGTTTCGTCACAGAAGATTTTGACAACCTTGGCTTCTTCCATCCGCACAGCACCAATGTCCATGCAGTAGTAAACCTGGGTCGCATAACCTTTGTCGTTGCGTTCATCAATCCTAGCTTGCACATCTTTGCCAATACCAAGAGTGATACCATCTTCAGCCCATGCAAAGCAGGAGCGAATGTCATTGGAATCAATGTCCAGACGATTGGTCATGATAAACTGGAAGCCCATGAAGGTATCCACGTCACCCTGAACCAGTGCCTTGATTGTGTTGAAATCCGATGACGTTACCTGCGTTGTGCCAAGCAGGTCTTCTATCTGCTTCGGCCCTACAGCAATGTAGCGCGGGATTGAAGGATCAACGTCGTTGAGGTCCATCTTACGCTTGGCTTCAGTGAGCTTTGCAATAGTCAGACCGTCGTTTGACGATGAAGAGCCAACCATGTTGTTGGTGGCATCCAAAGTTGCTGAACCAGAACCTGTCTCGCCAGTGTTGGCAGTTCCAAGTGCAGCGGTGATGATGACATCATCCATAGCGCGTCCCATTGCTGCGGCAGCAGCTTGAGCATAGCTTGATGTCGGGTCGATCAACATACGCACCTTGTCCTGGTCATCAATTAGGTCGGCAAATTCGTATGATGCAATCGAAAGACGACGCCTCTGGTGTGGCGTGTCGATCTGTGGTGTATCGGCATGGCGGCTGCTACGCAGTTGCGCAGTCACACTACCGATCTGGTCGATGAAGGCGTTCTTACCTACAACAGTCTCAAGGCGCACCGCATCCCGCAGACGAGAACCCATCTGTTGGGATAGCATCTGCACATTGGCAGAATACTGTTGTACAAACGCCGTGGTGATTTGTTGGGACATGCTGTCCTCCTCTCACACGGTTTCGTTTACACTAATGTCGGTGCGCTACCCTTGCGGACGCTCCTGGCTTTTTTAGCGCTTGTGGCGCTGTCGTCTTTCCGACTGCCAGCAGGACGTTTTTCATCGCTACCCCGCATCACCCACTCAAAGTATTTATCTGCAAGCAGGTGAGGTTCTAAAACGTCACGCGCACTACCATACTCGATTGCGTAACGTAAACACTCTAAGCGTATTTCTATCAACTCATTCTGTTCCATGCAATACGCCCATAAGTTCATTGACTCTATCAATCGCCGCTTGGCGTGCAACAGGGTCTTTTCTGTTCATGTAATTAGGACCATGCATGATCGCCTGTATCTCTTCCTGTGCGGACTGACGCGACTGCAAACTGGTTTGCGTAGAATCTGAAACAGTATCTTCGCTTGTTACACGGGAACGGAACTCTGCCATATTTGCAAACGCACGGATAAAATCTGGGTGATTGCCTACTTTGGTGCCATCCGCTAGTTGCATATCAAGCAACTCTGCACTGCCAAACTGTTTTGCAATCTTACCTGCATCCGCAATCCTGGCATCAAACTCGTCGCCCCACTCTTGGCGCAAAGCCATTTCAGTAGAGTTTCGTTGCTGAGTTTCAGCTTCGATGCTCATTTCAGATGCAGTAGATGCAATGCCCTTGTAATACTCAAGGATACCGCTTGCCTGATCTGGCGTAAGACGCAGGGCATGTGCAGCCTCTGCGTATGACTTCGCGACATCCTCTGTGACTATCGCGCCATCTGCCGCAATATCATACCCATCTGCACTTTCTGGTCTGCCGAGCTTGCCATAGATGTTGTCTAGGTCTGCATCTGAAGGATTGGCAGGTAGGGGCAGTTTGTCTGCGCCAATCAAACGCTGTGCGTTGACATACGACCTTGCGAGGTTTGAGACATCCTTGATAGGCGAAAGACTTGGATGCTCTCTAATTTCTTCTGGTATCATCGACAAGAAATCGTCACCAGACCCGCCTTGGGCAACCTCTGCTGGTGTTTCCAGCGGCGCTGCTTCAGGCTGGGCTACCTGTTCGATAGCTTCCTCTGACATAGTTACTCCTTAATCATCATGTTGTGGATGTGTAGAAGAACGGCACGCTTGCCCTCTTCAAAGGCTGTGGCATTGGCGTCGCCAGCCACATAGCTAGAAGCACGCCAGTTTGAGCGTGCCTCTAAGTCTCGCAAAACTTTCTGACCGTGTTCTGTGTCGAATGTCTCACGGTACATAAATTTTAGTCGGTCAATATCCTTCACTCGCCAACCATCCTTACAGCCTGCGCTGCTTGTGCTGTAGTGTAGACATCCTCTTGCTCTTGCTGTCTTTGCAGCGCTTCTTGCTGTGCCTGCGCACGTTGCTCACGCACTTCATTTACCTCACGCTGCGATTTCAATGTGACCTTTGGAACACCAAGAGAGTCAGTGACATGACGTACAAGTCCATCAGGATCAATATGATCTGCAACTGGCAAGCCCTCTGACAACGGCAACAATATCTCAAGCGCTCTCATAGTGTTGTTCAGACCGCTAGACTTTTGCGCTCTTGCCAACGGCGAAACATATTCAACATCGATATCTATGCCTTGCAAGGATGTCGGCGGCACTGCCAGCATGTCTGCGCGTAACATCAGCGCAAACACCCGATCAATCAGCGGACGTAGCAACTCATTCATCAGCCTGCCAAGCACAGGTCCGATGACACGCATACGCTCTTCTTGACGCTGTATCACCTCTGTTGCGGTCATTTGCGGAGAGCCTGCGGTCAAAATCTGATCAACATAGAACGCAGAGCGAATCGCAGCGCGACGTTGCTCTTCCATGCTCAAGCCAATAGGAATATTTGCGCCCGTGTTGAGCGGTGTGATTGTTTCTCTTGTGCCAGCACGGAAGAAGTTCAGACCACCTGGTTGTGTACGGATAGGCAAAAGAAACCCGTCATCAGGCACAAGCAGAGGCGGGTCAATCTGTTTCTGCGCAGCCTGTATGATTGTCTTTGACATCAGATTGAGCATCTTCACATCTGGCAAGGCGGTCATAGCGGGAGAGCGCCCCATAGTCTCACCAGTTGCTTTCAAGAAACGCGGCACGACATATGGTAGTTCCTCAAAGCCACCTTCGCTAATAATCATTTCTGTTTTTTTGCACGCATATACAGACATGAACGGCATGTTCAGATTGTCTTCTTTAGTCACATCTCTTTGGATGCGCGGTGAGACTGCGTGCAGAATCTCAACCTCATCGTCAGGCTTTTTTTCAAATGTCTTGCGAATAAAGTCACCAACATTGTCAAAGCCAAACCGCTCTACAGCCTGTGCAGCGCTGCTTTTGTAAAGACGATACACAGTATTGACCATGCCATACTGGTCTTCAGACACATAGTATTCCGAGATATGGCGTGTGCTGAAACGCAGTTTGTCTTTGTCCATCTCACAGAACATGCACGCTGTGCCAAACACAACAAGATCAACATATGCCTCATGCACTTCTGTCTCAAAGTTTGATCTTTGAAACGCTTGCATCATCCGCATACTTGTATCTTGAAGCCATTCACGCACATCGTCGTCGCGGTTTAACGCCTCGTCTTTAATGTCTAGGTGAAACCACGGAGATGCACCGCTGGTAAGCATACCATGCAGAAAAGCAGCCATAAGGTCTATGGCTTGCAGCGCTGTACCATCATAAATCAACTCCATACGCTTTTCGCCGCGAGAGCGTTTCTTTACAACGTCTGCTTTGCGCGGCAGCATGTAGTCGGCAAGTTCTTGATAGTGCGTGTCCCAGTTGTCACGCTTGTACTTCAGGCTGTTGTAGCGTTTGATTATGGGCGCTGCTTCTTTTGCCATGTCTAACTCATCAAGGTTGGGGTGCCGCCAGTTTGTCCTGTTTGCTC